ATCTCTCATCTGACCTTTCATGATAGAATCTAAAGCTTTATTTCCTCTAAAATCTTTTGTGATTTTACGAACTCCTTTTTTAAGTTTTTCCATACCTTTTTTTATATTTTTAACTCTTTGAGTCATTATTTTCTCCTTATGCGTTTGATATTCTAAACTTTTTTCTTTTTTTATATTTCATGTATTCACCGCCAGGAATTTGTGGAGTCTTTCCACCTTTAACTGGGTCAGTTTTCTTTTTGCCTTTTACGTTGGTTTTTTGTTCATCAAAATAACCACCGTTTTTAGCTTTTTTTCTTTTACCACCTGGTTTTATTTTACCAGAGCAAACTGCTGATCCATACATATTAGCATATGCAGATGGATACACTTTAAATTTTCTTTTAGCAGCTGCTTTTCCTTTTGCACAAAGTTTAGCCATTATGAAGCTGTTTTTACTCCTCTTGGATTAAATTTAGGTTTTCTAAAACCACCTGGTTTTACTCCACCTGTTCCTCTAGATTTAGGAGGTAAACTTCTTTTTGGTCCCTCCTGTTTTAAATAAGGATTTTTTGTCCCCATCATTTGAGAAATTTTTTTTATTTTTCGATCTCTAACTCTATCTTTTCCCATAGGGTTTTTTGTTCCAGATCTAAATGGTGATTTTGGTCTTCCTCCTGCTGGCATTAGTGTCTCGCTTTCCCAAATCCTTGGATTTGTATTGTTTGTTTTTTTCCTTTTGGATTTCCTACTTCATCAACAGCGTTATCAGCTTTGACTTCAACAGGGCCTCCCATAGCAAATACGCCTCTACCTTTTAGAATATCTGCTTTAGTTATTTTTCCATCTTTGTTTAAATCTGGAAATGATTTTTTCTTTTTCATTTTTTACTCCCGTTTGTTTTAATTAAGTCAGTTGCTTTAATTCCATATATCGCTGCAACGACAGATACCCATAATGAAACTATCCACCATGGCATTTCCTGAAGTTTCATAAAATATAAATCTAATTTAGCTTGTATCTCTTCATCTTCAGCAAATACGGAATAGAATAAAATAGCCAGAGGGGATGTCAACACTAAAAGTACAAATTCGTCTTTCCAGTCGTTTTTTTGATTCTTTGCAATCTGTCCAGAGTACTCAATTTCACCTCTTTTCATCTTTTCAGCATGCACAATTTGTGCTTCTGACATAATTATTTCAGATTTTTTCTTATTTTTGTAAATTTCAGCGCCAGTTTTAAGTGCAGTACCTATTATTGACCATGGAAACATTATTTTTTACCTTTTTTCATTAATTTTTTGTTTGATTTTTTAATCTTGCAGATAAAATTGTTTTTTCAATCGCTGTATCAGCTCTTAATTGTGCTAAATCTTCATTTTGTTGTAATTTTTCATCATTTTGCATCTGATTCATCATAGTTTTCATTTTATTTAAGTTAATTTGCTCATCATCAACCATTTTTTTACGTGCATTTTCTTGTGCTCGAAGATCTAACTCTCTTGCTCGTAGTTTTGCAATCGGATCATTGTCAAATTGTGATGTAATTTTCTTTTCTTCGTTCATAAACTCTTCCATCATCTCTGCAATTAGTACAGCTTTTCTTCCTTCAACTTTTTCTGTTAACATTCTAAACTGCATTTGCATTTGTTGAGCCATTTGTGGATTCTGTTGCATAGCCATTTGCATTTGTTGTATCTGTTGTAACTCATTTCTAAATTCCATTTCAATTTGTTCTTGAGCCATCAAAGAAATGTGTTCTAAAATATTTTTTTGTAATGCAGCCATAACCACAGGATTGTTTCTAGCCATATTAGTTTCCATAAAACTTAAATGAGCAGTCATGTGTGCTCTATGATCTTGACCTGGAAACGCTTGGAACGGTTTCCCAGCAAGAGAGTCAATATGTTCTAATGCTGGGTCCTTTGGTTGTGGGGGTTGTGGTCGAACTAGTATTGTGTCTACATCTTTAACGCCAATCGCTTCATACATGTTTCTATATGCTTGATATAAATTATGCATTTGCGGATTTGACATTGCCAGTTGCAGTTCTGTTTGCGCTAGGGAAATACGCTGTGTCTGTGAGAAAATGTTGGGGTCAGCAACTGGCAGTATATCCACTCTATCATCAAAGTCTTGTTGTTTAATCATCTTTTGACCCCCAACTACGTCGTATGGATATTCAGGTGGTAAGTATAATTTAAATACTCTTGCCAATAATCTAAACTCATTTTTCAGAGCTGAAAAAATTCTTTTGTGAATAGCAGACATCGTTCTGCTTCCTCTTTCTAACAAAGCTACGGTCGTACCCACTGCTGCTTGTTGATTCCCATCTCCTACTTGCAGGTCCGCTATGGAAGCGAATCTTTGTCCTGCTGATACTACGACCCCCATAAGTTGTAATAAAGTTTGAGAAGGCTCTTTAAATGGTAACATCATAAATGAATCTCTGATGTTTCCTCCTGGAGCATCTACATCTCTAAATTCTCCCGGTTGTATTGATTGTGCATCATCTCTAATTCTTATTCCTCTTTGTTTAAAACCAGCTGGTAAGTTAGATAATGTTCCAGCATCGAGTAGTTGTCTTAGTGCACTGGTTGCTGTTCTTGATAATCCACCAATCATATGAATTAAACCAAATCCATAAAATCCTAATCCTGGTAAAAATTTAAAATGTACAAAGTATTGTATTTTAGATTTCTTAGGATCGTTTTGTTCGTAGTTTCTTCTAATAGATAATATCTCTCTAGAGTTTTCTTCGATCGTTACAATGTAAGGTAATTTTATACCAGTTGGTTCCCCATCGGGTCCTCGATCTTCAAAACCTTCTAAGTCTAAATTAACATGACATTCTAGTAAAGTAAAAACGTCATCGTCTCTTCCAGTTTTAACGGTGCCTTCTAGTTCTAATTCTTTTTGTTCAACATCAGTTAAATTATTATTTCCAGGTTTTAATTCTACATCCCTGTAGAAACCAACAACTTGTTGTTTTCTTAATTCGTTTTCAGAAATTTTAATTCGATGAATAATTGCTTCCGCATCATCTAATGAGGTAGCTGTGTACGGAACAATTAAATCATCTGCAGGGACAAACTTTGATACTGCTCGTCCTAGTAATTCGTCGTAATAAACTTTTTTAAATGAAGAACCTGCAAGAGGTAAATAAAATAACATTTGATCAAACTCTGGTTCATATTCTTTCATTTGATCCATCAACTCATAGTTCATGTAATCTTTTACACGATTCGCTTGTTGAGTTTTTTCTGGTGTTTGAACTCCTACAACTTGTGTTCGTACCGGTCCACTCGCTGGAAGTAATTCTTTATAAGCAAGTGCTTGAAACTGAGTAACTGCTTCAGCAAGAACTGGGTGAGTTGCACCACTAGCACCTGAGAAAGGTTCTGTTCTGTTTTCGTATTTGAATCCTAAAAGTTCTAAACCATTGGTGTAGGTTCTTTCCCAATCTTTTCTAGAATTTTTATAGTCTTGATAATTTTGAAAAAGTGTTGAACCTAAATAAGCTAATTCTTGTTCTTCAACAAAGTCAGCTAAGTTAGCTCCAAAATCTGTTGCGTCTGATTCTGCTAATGCACTAGGATCAAAATCAACTTCAACTGATCCATCTTCCATTTCTGTAATTTCAGTTTCACCAGGCTTTACCTGTTCCATTTCATCTGACATCTCAACTGCTAAATCTTCAGTTGTTTCTTCAGGTTGTTCTTTTATGTTTGGTAGCGCCTTGTCTATATCTGCCATTATTTTTTTCTCCAGATTGTTTGACTGTTTTAACAGTATTATATAATAAATTCAAGCCTTGTGGGTTGGGACCTGATTTTGGTGGTGGGCCACTCTTCTTTCCATATTTATATGGCGTATTAGTCATAATCAGAATAATCCTGATAATTTAAATCATAATCATTAGCATCATCTGCAGTCATTCCATATTTATTTTCTAAATAACTTGCTTGTTCAGTTTGATCATCATTAATTTTAGCTACTTTTTCATTTTTAATTTTTCTTACCTTTAAATCTTTTTCATCTAATTTACCGGTTCCATATTGCTTTAAAGTAGAGACATCAGAATTTAAATTTTCTACTGCATCTACAACATTCTCACCATCAAATTCTATATCATAGTCATCCGGTCCCATTCTAATCCCTCTAGGCTCTGCTTCTGAAACTTGAAAATGTGGACCTACTTTAGTTCCATCTTCTTGAGTATATCCCGGTTTATAAGTAAAAGATATTGTGTCTTGACCCATATTTGTTGGTGAATCATAATCTAATCTAATCTCACCGGTTTCTAAATCCCTAACAACTCTAGCTCCTTCCTGTTCTCCTAATTGTTGAACGTGAACAAGTTCTCTTTCCTTAGTTGCAAATTTTTCTGTAATGTCTGCTCCTTCTTTTATAACTCTATTAATCACTGCATCAAACCATTCTGGTTTACCAGCTACGTTAGCGGTTGTAACCACATCAGTAGCAGCTTTCTTTCCTGCAAATTTTAACAAACCTGCTTTAGCTGCTCCAATAGTTCCAAAAGCAGTTCCTAATAATTTTAAAAAATCACGTCGACTCATTCCACCTTTTGCAAAACCTTGACGTTCTAAATAACCAGCTCCAAACAATCCAGATAAAACAGAAGGATCTAATCCTTGTTCTTCTGCAATCTTTAATGCAGCTTGTGGACCAATTCTATCTGCAAGTTCTCTTAAACCTTTTTCTACATATTCTTTTTCAGCTTGTGGTAGTTTATCTAAGTCTTCAATTTTAACATCTGAATAACGATCTAAAAGATCTTTACCAGTAAATCCTGTAAACGCATCTTCAACTGCTTTTGAAAGATAACCTTGTTCTTTCATGTAAGGATACATTTCATCTCCTTGAGCTTCTACGAATTCTCTTGGATCAGATATATCTTCACCTGTGTAAGTTCTATCTGGTCCTTCTTCGCCAGTGAAACCAGAAAGACTAGCATTTAATCTAGTTGGGTATTGTAATGGATCAGAAAGAGCTTGACCTAAATAAGTAAAGTCATCACTTTCAAAAGTTCCTTTTTGTTGTAGCTCTGTTAATTCTTGTTTTGATTTTACAATTTCTTGTATGTTTGGTTCTCCTTGATTAACAATCTCTCT